AACATTGCTACCCAACCTGCAGCTACCCAACCTATGAATGGAATACCACTCACAGCAGGTGCAGCACTCGCACCAATGCTAGTGCCTACTAATCTACCTGTTCCTTTTGCAGCACCAACTGCTTCGATACATGCTTCACTTTTTCGGGCAGCAGTTATCTCTGCTGCTTCACCTTGTGTCAAACCTGGTTGTCCATCTAACCACGATCTATGATTAGATACTGAACCACCTTGGTTGATTGCACCATCCATGAAGTACTCTTCAGTAATCTGAGTTGTCTCTGTTGCTAATCCTAAGAAACCACCCTTCTCTTTGATGTCCTTAGTAATGAATGCTGTCTTGGGGTCATTAGCACTATAACTTATCTTATATCCATTCTCATCTGCTGACACCACGTATGAGGTGTAAGGTCCTACAGGTATGTCTAAGTTAGGTAACTTACTATCCTTTCTGTTGGCAATCATGCCAACCATACCAATATGAGAAAGACCAAGCACTCCACCCAGACCTAGGGCAAACCACTTGGTTAAATTTATTTTCTTCTTTGGTTTTTGTTTGACTTCTGTGCCAAACATTGCTTCATCCTGATCCATCATGTTAGCAATTACTAACAGTATATATACTACCAATCATCTTCTGAGTCCAGAGACTGCTGATACTCCATATTATTCTTACAATATGCGTGAACATCCATCTCCATTTTCTGATGAGCACGAGTGTGAATTGCTTGTATTAGTCCTAGTGATCCCACAAGACACAAGTTTATAACTGTTAGTGGGTGAGTAAGATATTTCATCACATAAAAAAGACCCCTACTATGTAGAGGTCTTGAGTTAATTAAGTGTGACTTAGAAAGTGAACTTAACTCCTGCTTTTGCAGAGAAGTCAATGTCATCTTCAGCAGTTACTCCAGAGATTTCTCCGTAGAACTTATCGTATGATGCACCAACGTATCCGATTAACTCAACGTCACCGAACTCGTCAGCAGCTTCTGTGTGAGTCACTGTAGGACCACCAGATACATACCAACCAAGACCACTTGGAGTTTCTCCTTCGTATCCAACAACTGCTTCTAGTCCACCAGATGTATATGATCCGTCTGGATATGAACCTGTTGCTTCCAAATTAACGTATGGACCAGCAAAAGCTGCACCAGCGAAAAGGAATGGAGATGCTGCTACTGCAGCGATTTTTTGGTTAATAGTCATTTATTTTAAAAGTATCTCGCAAGAAAAAATCCCTTGCGGATGATAGACTGCCCCGACATGGGAGTCTTTTTTTACATACGCAAAGGGTTACGATCTTTCGAGTCCTTTGTATGATATTATTTAGTATAACAGTATACTTTTGATCTGTCAACCCTTAGTGGACAGTTTTGGACTCATCACATACGGTAGCCCAATCAGCATCGAAGAGTTCCAACCCTTTGTCTGTCAGTATGTGGTTGTACATACCATTGAATACCTTAGGTGGTATCGTACATACGTTAGCACCATACTCAAATGCTCTACCCACATCTCTTACGTTGCGGATGGATGCAGCAAGTATCTCTGTGTATACATTCTGTCTTGTGTATACGTTAGCAATGTCCTTGATCAAACATAGACCACCAAATGAGTTGTCATCTACTCTACCTACGAATGGTGAGACATAGGTTGCACCTGCCTTAGCAGATAATATTGCCTGTGATGGTGAGAAGATAAGAGTTACGTTTACCTTGATAGATGGTGTCAACTGTTTGCACACCCATAGACCCTCTGGTGTACAGGGTACTTTGATCGTTGCATTCTTACCAAACTTATTAGCAAGTCTTCTACCTTCATGGAGCATGATCTCATCATTACCTACCACTTCCATGGATACATCTGTGATGCCCATGTCAATTAATTCTTGGTAAACATCCTCTGGATCTCTACCACTCTTTCGTATGAGGGTGGGGTTGGTTGTGACCCCATCAATTAAACCAGTTTCAAATGCAGAACGTATTACATCTACCTCTGCGGAATCAATAAAAATTTTCATTAGTTAGTCGTCATATACTAAACACTCTGGTTCATCAGGGTGCATGTCACAGAATAATTCTAGTGCGTTTGGATCGTGATGATCGCCTGCAGCGATCTCTTCTTTATGATGCTCTACGTACTCCTCTAGTTCATGGAGTTCTTCCTTAGCATGTCTGCGTGCTGCAGGATTTGCTAATGGATCATTAACGATCTCTTGATCTTTTTTAATATGGTCTTCTATATTTTTCATTTGTACCTCCGTGATACATTATTATTTATTCTTAAAATACTCTGCTAAGGCACTGTCTAGTGCATCATCAGGTTGGGTCATGTTCTTTTCTATCTGTTCTCTCCTAGCATTTCGTAACCAAAAGTATTGCATCTGCTGCCAATGACTTGCATCATAGACATCTACTTCACCTCTGATCTCTTCCCTTGGTAATTTTATATCATCCAAAGTATCAGGACAATAAGTAGGTTCACCATCTAAACGTGGACTACAAGCGTGTGCAGGTGGGTCTGTGACTGGTGCTGTGCATCCAACCAGTATGATAGGTAGTAGTAGAAATTTAATCATCGTAAGTTAGTATTGCATAGATCACAAAGGATACTGCTGCTACTAATGTGAATACCATTATATTAACACTATGTACTACAGTTGTCAATCCCTTTGTCTCCAATCGTCACTACGTTTATCCTGTCGAAACCAGTTTGCTATATCATCAGCACCATTAAATCCTGTCTTGTTTGACTTAGGATCTCCTATGTCTAGGTACTTCAGACATGAACCATCTTCATCTGTTGATAATCTTCTCGCTTGACTTAGCATACCTCGTGCTGATGTATTCCTTTTAGATAATTTCTCTGCCCATATCATATCTTCTAAACTTACTTCTTGGTCTGCTGCAATTGCCTTGCAGATACCCTCTAACCGAAGGCGGTATGCTGTTGATAACATATGCTAATATTTTATATTAATTAGTCTTATTTAAGCATATAAATCACGTAACTGCGAGGATTGTGTTGGTCACACAATAATTGGATGCTGCCATGCAATTGGTATTAAAAACCAACCTGTACCAAATATAATTCCGAAGATGATACAGGATGATTTGAGAGGGAGGTTTCTCATTGAACTCTTTCAAAGTACAATACTATTTATAGCATAGACTAAGTAATTATGCCTAGTCGTGTTTGCATTCTCTAACTTCAGACCAACCACCTTGTTCTAACCACATTTTATAGTGTGGGTTGTACCATGCGTCACTGATATTATAAGAAGGCATAATAACCTCTCTGATATATCTTCTGTTCTCACTTGCTGTGACTTCCACATTGTTAAGTCGTTGTCCTTCAAGAAGTGAAACTCTATTCTGTATGCCTGATAAAAACCAAACCATACCACCCGCTTGAGCAGCAAGGAATGTAATCATAGCGACTGGAATTTTAAACTCCTTCATAATAGTATAGCACCAATAACAAATCCTTTAGCAAATGCAAGGCAAAGCATTTGATAATCAGACAAGTTAAACTTGTTCTGGATCTTCTTTGCCACTTTCTTATCCCATTCTTTCACATGATACAAAGCATGTGAAACTGGGTTCATCTTTTCGTGATCTCCACAAGTCATTAGAATTCCTCGTTGTTGAATAGTCTTCGTTTCTCCCACGTCTGACCAGACGTAGAACCTTTACAAGGATTTATACAGGCATCATCTTTGATATCATTACACAGTAGACCTGCAAGGTCATGTGGGCATCCTTCCTTACCTGTAGCCCAGTAGAGTTGATCATCCAACCAACGTGATTGACATACTGGACATTCTTTAATCATGATACCTCCATATACATTGACCCCTACCTATCTTCTCAGAATATGCTGATACTTTATCTTCTGGTCTATGATATGATATCAACATTATATTACCTGCTACGATCAATCTGTCAACACCCTCCTCTTTTACTGGATCAACACCATGTAATCTCCATGGAGGGAAGGCAAAGATGTCTCCACTCTCTTGATGTGTGTGGTATATCTTATTGTTATCATCGTCTATGAAGTAGAAGCAACTCTGTTTAGTTGCGTCAATGATATGAGTAAAGGATATGATCTCATTGCTAGTGAAGTGTGCATGTAGAGGATGACTGTCAGTGTCTGAGTTATATTTCTGACACCACAAACTAAAATCATACTGGGATCTCTTGAACATCCCCAAGTCTGACATCATATCCTTGATGACCTCAGAATAGTAAGGAATTAATAAATCAGAGAACTTATCTCCCGATTGAAAAGAGGAATAAAATCTGGTCTTATCTAGATGATCTTCCTCTATTGCATTCTTTATTCTATCCTTCAGATCAGAAGGCATTATATAATTTGAATTCCAAATCAACATAAAAATCTAAGGGGTAAAAAATTACCCGAATTTTTTTTCCGACTTTCTGGTAATCAGTCCCACGTTTTCGGATAGTGTGCTTCTATATTACATGTGCTTTCTGGATCCCAACAGTCAGGGCAGTCCATCTCTTGTGCATAATCTTTTATCTTACTGATAGTCTTGTCGTAATGATATCCTAAGGTTGCATCTTGTGTACGAACCACAGCAGCATAATACTCACACGCATGAAGCATACGTTGTATATCTCTTCCATGAAACTGCATCAATATGTCCCCCTATAAAGCCATTCATCTGATTCATCTTCTGGAAAATCATAAGGACCTTCCAGTTTCTTTTCGTGTTCTCTCTCATCTAGCACCTCATTGATAAGATCTTTGAGTTCTACCTTGAGTGCATCACTAATTATATTTAACTTAGGAGGATTGAAAGGAGGGATAGCAGCACGTTGTTCTTCCAAAGTTCTGCCATCACCTTTACCATCCCCAAAAGACATACCTTGTGTGTCTATCTTCATAGTCCATTCCAAAAAGTATCTTGAGGTGTTTGCATGTTTCTTGATACAACATATAAACCCACGTTACATAGGAACCAGAACAAATTAGTCACCCATGCCTGTCTCCAACAGTATCTTCTGTTGCTCTGTACAATGTACATGTTTCTATCGTTCATTGATTGATCAACAGATAGAGGTCTGAACTTAAGAACCTGTTCTAATACTAGTGAGATTACAAATCCAATCGCAAAAATATAGAACAGCATGTTTAAAAAACCTGCATTAAAAAGTAAGAAATTAATCATCGTGATCATCCCAAGGGTCTGCTAACTCTTTGTTGTTAAAGAATGCTTTGTACACTCCAAAACCTGCCAGTAATACTGTGATTACTGCAACTGATATACCAAACGTCATGTTTGGATTGGCATTGTAATGTGGTATGAGTGCATTACATTTAGTCCATGTACCAGGCAGTGTATATACTGGTGGACATGAACCGAATAAAAAATCTCTTGCGAGTTGTAATTCAAAAACTGAAGTCATAGTTAATAATTTTTTGATTTAGGAATATTACCACCTTCTTTTAACTCTGTTATTTTAAACGTAACAAGTTTTTCCCAAGGAGAATAGTTATCAAACAAAACTGATGCTGTTTTCTTTGTACATCGTTGAACAAATCCAAC